AATAGCCGTGGCCATAAAGACCGTCGGTGCGGTAGCCCAGTTTGGCCCGCTTGACGGGCAGTTCGTTCTTGGGTAAAAAATTGAAAACCTTTCGCAGTACAGTCTTGCTCTTTTTGTGGTAGCTATAGATCAGCCGGTATTTGCGGCCGTTGTGCCACCACGGGAAGTAGCATTCGTAGATGTCCCATTCCGCCGCGGACTCGGGGTAGGCAGGAGTGGCGATCCCTTGATCCTGTAACTCTTGACGCTCCGGTTCTCGTGGCGCGCTTCGATCCGGGTTGCCCATGATCGAATCGACGGCCTTCTTATCGTAGATTTCACGATGAGCGCGGTCCTCAAGATCGGTTCTGTAGAGCCTGCATCGCTTACTGACAAACGGCGCGTCCTCCAAAGTTTGTGCGGACGGGTCGGCCATCACATCCTCGTGCCGCAGCTTGGTTACGCGTGGCCCGCTGTAGATCGTGGTCTCCTCGCCTTTGATCTTCTTCTTGCTGCTGGCCTCGTCGTATCCCACCACGACCGCCTCAACCTGATCCTCCACCGACACGGCAATGAATCCAGTGCCCAGCTTGGATGCGTCCGTGAACCACTGTGCCTCGACGCGCTGGAGATCGAGTTCGGACGGCTCCATGCCCACGATCTCCATGAAGTTCTCTAGGCAGGTGCGCCGGACCTCATTCACCTTGCGTTCGTCGTTGCTGCCCGCCTTCGCATAGTTGGTGAACGGCCATAACGGATGCGTGGCATACACCAGCCCCATGACGCGCGCGACCATCGTATCGGTTGTCGCGCCCACCACCTGCACAATCGTGTTGGCGGCGTTGGGGAAGGGGAAGTTGCGCGACATCTCGGCCGGAGTGCCGAGGTAGAGTTTGCGCCACTTCGGCAGCTTGTTCTGGTGCAGCTCGCGGTGCGCCATGTCAAGCCATTCAAGCTGCTGCTTGATGTAGTGCTCGATGTCGCACTCGGCGTCCTTGCCGAAATCCACATCTACGAGCTGGAACTTATCAGGCATTCGTCTTTGGCTCGACTGCAACTACCTTGTTGTCCGCTGTTGCGTGGGGGTTGCCGGAACCGGTGGGATCGTGCGGACTGCGCAGCGTGGGCGCAACCTCGACCGCAGCCGAGACGCCGTGGCACGAGAGATGCTGCGCCTTCCACATATCCGCCTCGGCCTGATCGCGGCACAACACCTCGAACTGGCAGGAGCACACGACCTTGAACTGGTAGAAGGAGGTCATCGCGCCCGCGTTGGCATGGCCGGGGTAGTTGGGCACGATATTGTTGAGGATGCGAACAACGTGTTCGCGGTTGCGGTCGCCCATGATAGTGCGCGGGTGGATGTACATTAGCAGCCCCACTCTTTCTCACCGTTCGGCAGCAGCCGCGCGAACGTGGCTTGGGAAGCCCCTCTGGCCGAGGTATCGGGTTTGATGGTTGGTTGTGTGGGGTCCACGAATATCTCGTCGCAGGAATCGCAGCACATGTACGCGAACCCGTTCAGAATGACTCGATGCAGGTGGCAGTGTTTACAGATGGCGATACCTCCGGTAAAGGGGCTATTTGTACGCGACCGTGATCGTGCCGACTTCCTGTGTGGCCGCCGTGGTTCCGGCGGGGTTGTAAGTGGCTGCGGCAGTGTTGATGTGTTCTACGCATCCGGCCGAACACACGGCCGTGGCGTTATCGGTTTCGGACAAGAGCGTGCCCTGCGTTGCCGCAAGCGTGACGGACTGCGCGAGCGCAAGACCAACATAGGTGAATACCATACCGGTGCCACTGGTCGTGATGGCGGGTGACGCCCATGTGGTGCCGAAGTTGACAAGGGCTTGCGTGGCCCCGTCGAAGATGCCTGCGAGGCCGCTGTACTCCACGGCGTACACGATGGCGGGGGCGGCGGTGTAAATGGTGAAACTCTGGAGGCCGGTGACCGAGACGACGGGCACGACAAAGATGGTCGCGCGGTGATAAAGGCTGATGAGGCGGTCGCAGATGGCATTGTAGCCCGACTGCGAGCCAAGATTGTCTTGGATAACGGGAAGGTTCTCCCAGTTCGTCTGGGTAGCGAGAGCACCCGCCGAAGTCTTGCCATACTGGCCGACGACGATGAACAACAGATCGCCTGCCGTGACGGCTGAGCTAAGCGTTACTTTGAGGGGGCCGCCTGCCCCGTTGGTTCCTGCGATGGATTGTGTGCGTGCTACGGCCATAGTTTACCCCTTCCCCACATTTTATCACGCCCTGATCGTGGAGTGATAGCCTTTCCATTTCTCTTTGCGTTCGCGGACCAGATCGAGGATGCGGCGGGCGTGAATGGCATTCCACGTTTGGGTGGCGTAACCGAGACAGTCGAGCACATCGACCGTGCGGCCGCCGGGATAGTTGTAGTATTCCTCCAAGAACTCCTCTTGGTCGGTGCGGACCCAGAACCGGCCCTCGCGGAACAGTGGTTCGAGCGCCTCGATGCGGACTCGCTTGGCATTAGCGCCACGGTCGGCTTTTAGCTCCTTGATGGTGAGACGGTATTGGACGTGTTGGCCTTCATAGGTGAAGCCGGACTTGTTGACGTATTCGACCGGATACCGCAGCAACCGCTGGGCGGCATTGGTCTCCAGCCAGAACTCGGGGAGGCCCCAGCGCTTGGCCATGCAGAAGATGTTGTGGACGAGTTCATCGTAGGACGAACTCTTGGCCCAAACGTCGAGAAGGTAGATGCGGTCGGTATCGGGATCAAAGCCGGTGACTACGATGCCGTGGTGGCAGCGGCCGTGTTCTTCGGCGTGGTTGGGATCGACTACCATCGAGCGCACAAGGGTGCGGGGGTCGAGGTCATGGATCGTCTCGCCGTTGCGGACATCGTGGCGGAGCCATTGACGGTCGCTCATGGTAGGGGATTTGACGGGACTGTAGAAGCGAATCCAGTCCTTGTTGAAGATGCACTCCTCCGGGTTGACGGGGAGGTTGAGGTACTGGTGAGAGAAGTAGTAGGGGCCTTGGACGCGCCTGATCTCGGCGAGGGTCTCGATGGAGAACTCCTCTGGGAAGATGGGGACGCCGGGAGGATGTTCGGCGCAGCAGCCGCCAAGGGCGGAGTGGGACTCGATGTAGAACTCGGGCTGGTTCTTGCGAATCCAGCCGCTGAGATCATTCGGCGACCACCGGTTGTTGACCACGACCCATGAGGCGTCTTTGTAGGACTCGAATGCGCCGATCAGGAGGCGATGGTAGTTGTGGGTCTTTTCCATCACCAGCTCGGATTCGAGGGCCTCTTTGCCCACCACGTCGTCCTCATAAACGTCGTGGTAGTGGCGGGATTGGAGAGCGCCGCCGACGCCGAGGTAGTCGTATGTGCCTTCGCCTTGGGGACCGCGCTGGCCGCACTTGTGGGTTTTGGTTTCGTTGTTCCAAATGCAGTCCTTGTCGGGGATGATTTCGGGGAAGGTGAACTTGAAGGCGGCGTTCTCGCGGTAGTGCCAGTCGATGCGGGAGCCGATCTTGATGGCGTTTTCAAGGATTTCGGAAACAACGAGGGTGCGGCGTTTGGGGTTGTGGGTGCGCTTCATCCAAGCGATCCAAGCGTCGTCGTAGCCTAGTTCGCGCATGGCGGCTTCGTCGGCCTCGTTGAAGGGGAGGGAGCGCCACATGTTCCGGCCCTCGGTCACCATCACGGTTTTGTAGTGATCTCGTGGTGCTTCAAGGAGATAGCGTGGGCGGTCGGCTTCGAGGCGGGTGAGGACGCCTTTGTGAAAGGTGGGGGAGAGGCGGTCGCGGCCAAGGATGTTCTTCTCGAAGAAGTAGAGGGAGCCGAGGGCGTTAAGGCGGTAGACGAGTTTGAGCACCTTTTGGCTTGGGTTGACCGGGATGTCGAGGGGGGTCCAACGCATTTGTTACTTCCTGTATATATCTCTCTAGAGAGAGTAGATATATATTGTCACTGGTGCTCGATTGATTGAATGAAGGTGGCTCTCTCCGCATCAGCCGCCATTGCCTTTGCGCCGTGGTCGTACTCGAACAGGTCAAGGAACCATGACATGGCGGTGCCCCACCACTTGCCCGCGCGGTCAGCACGGGCGGAGCGGGAGCTGATGGTCTCGCATAAGTAGCCACCGGTCAATGTGTTGGCAAACATGTCGAGCGCTACGAGGCAGCGGTAGGGGTAGCCTTCACGGGCGGCGTACTGCCAAACCTGCCCTTGCTGCGCAGGATCGAGTGGAATGATGGGGTTAGCCATGAGTGCCTCCGAACTCCGCGATCTGGGACTGGTGGCGGAGAGAGCGTAGGTCGAGGTGGCCATCCATCGCGCACAGGATTTCGGGTTCGTGGAGGATACGGAGCACCACTTTGCGCCCGGCGCGGTCGAGTTGAAGGTCGTAACCCGCGAAGTTTGAATAGAGTACGTTGTCCCCGACCTTGAGCGTCTTGCATTCTGGGCCTATGCTGACCACACAGCCAGTGGTGGGACGGCGCTGGGCGGTGTCCGGGGCAATCAGCAGACCACCCTTTCCCGCGCATTCTGGGCACACTGTAGAGCCTTCCCCGGCACAGGTGGCACATCGGGCTGCTTTTACTCTAGCACTTCGGCCTGTACCACCGCAAGCCTCGCACGGCACCTTCTGCGCGCCGTCGCAGACTGGACATTCGTAGCCGGTCTTGAATTGATCTTCCTCGATCAGAACGCGATCACCGAGCGCCCAGAACTTGAGAGAACCCAGATCGTAGGTATTTGACAATGTTTCGGAACCAGACATGTGAATCTCCTTTGTTGAAGTTCATGACTACAAACACTTTACCGAATAGTTTGATGGTGTGTTGACTCTGCAATTCCCACAGATCACGCTGACGTTGTGGAATGCCCTCACGCTTGAGATAGCGCTTGGCAGCGTCGGTGATCTCCTTGTGGCAACTGTCGCAAATGATTTTGGTCGTTCGGTTGTCGAAATCGTCCCAACTTAGCATCGCGTAACTCCTTTAGAGCCTAGATTATATCTAGGTGATCGCCCTTGCGATCACCAAAGTGTGGCGAATGCACCCGCGCGCGCCAGCCGCATCATCTCCCGCTGCCACGCCTGCCCATGCCCGAAGTCCTCGCTGCCCAAATGTGCCATCTCGTGCAGCAGGGAGAACAGCACCAGCTTCTTCCACGGCCGGAACCGCTTGTGAATCACTATGATGGGCGGCTCGGCCCACGTCACCTCCGCGATGCAATCGCTTAGGCGGCCGAATTTGACTATCGTGTTGCGTGGTAACGAGTTGCGGAAGTACAGGCGGTTGTATCGGGCGTAGGTGCGGTCGAGGTTCATGGACCGATTGTACTATCGCCGGGCACCGCAATGGATTGGTATCGCCTGTGAGCATGATCTCAATTCCCTGTAAACTATTGATTTTGGGCACTGTTGGGTCTTGTATGGGTATGGTAATGTTATTTCCCCCCCTCGTCGCCCGAAAGCATAAGCGGAGCTTTCGCCATTTCTTCGCTCTGGCTTTCGCTTTCCCTTCGTGGGAGAACAACAGGCGAATGCTCACCACGCAACTCTCGCACAATAGCACGTGCGCTCGCAATATCCTCAGCGCTCACACTCAGATTGAATGATGTCAGATTGATTTGTTGCGCTGGTCTGCCATCGCGCATTGACACTAAAAACTGCATCGCCGCTAGCACGCATCGATCATCTTCGCTCGTGAGTATGCGCGTCCAAACCTTGCGCTCGTCACAGCATTGCGACAAGATAACTCCCGCGTGCATGGGCGTATACCCCGCAAACCTAGCGCTCAGCGTCCGCGCATCATAGTTCATCCGCTTGCGCCCCGCACCTTGCCTTGCTCCACCTCGCCTGCCTTGCGCCGTTTGATTTTCGCTTGATTCCGTTTGATTGATGCCCACAATTCAATTCTACCATGCCGTTTTTAGGTACTAAAAAACCCCAGCGGTTAAGCTGGGGTCAGTCCTTGCACGTGCTGTTGCTAGGCAACGTTTGCAGTGTCGGCAACGTTGCTGCCTTGCTGTGCTCTCTTGAGTGCCGCGAGTGCGTTCTTCCCAGCGGTCGCAGGTGCGATGCTGCTATCTTCGATAGCCTCAAAGCATGCGGCCGCTAACGGTTCAGACTTCACTTCGATTGCGCGGTACGCAATCACTACACACTCAACTGCGAGGTCGTACCGTTTGCTGAGCAGTTTGGCAAACCGGGCATTGATCGCTTTGAAAAACTCCTCCACACTAGCCTTGGTGGAGTTTTCCGCTTTCTCAGCGATCACCTGCACTTCCCGCGCCCAGTCCATGCACTCACTGTAAGTACCAGTGACTGGAACGGGATGCTTCTTAAACGCACCAGCAATTGCGCCATTGATGCTGGCGGCACCATCCTTTCGTACCACAATTCCCTGCCCATTGAATACGGTAAGCAAGGCATCGCGTGCAGGGGCATACGGCAAGGCCGTCGCCAGCACTTCAACATTGCCCATCCATCGGTATGCCGTTGGCTTGCTCAATCCAAACCGACTGAACACTTCGTTAATCAGCCGTGAGAACTGTCGCTCATTCGTTGACTTCGCAATGGTCAACAGTTCACTTCCAACCGTGTACCAGTTGTGTGCGTTCTGTTCCAGCGCATGAAGGATGCGCCCAGTCGATTCGGTCACTATCTTGTGCGCTGACTTCGCCACATCGGTCAACACATTGGAAAGTGACTCCATCCAAGTTTTCGCGACTGTCTTTTGTAGTTTCTCTGCTGCTGTGCTGCCTGTCGTTTTTTCGTTTCGCTTTGCCATTTGTTTTATTCTCCTAGTGGTAGGTCACTACCCTATCTTTCATCTTACAGTTCAAGTATGCGCCTATCATGTTTACATGTCAAGAGAAAAATTGAACTATTTTGTTCGCTTTTCCTTCGCTCTAGTCTCAAGCCCAGTATCATTCCTAGTATCACTCTTGAGTCTCAGCGTGAGACTCAATCGTGAGACTGGAATTAACCCTATAGTCTCACTAGACATTATTCGCTAAATCCAACTTATCCTCTTGCTAAGTCGCTTGCAATCTGTTATGATTGTATTAGTAAGATAGAGATAGGCACGACGACTCTCCCCACCACGAC